TTGCTGTACTGAATGTTAAATTACCAAAGTCAGTAAAAGCAGTTGTTCCAGAGCTAGTAGGTGCAACTTTAGTTAAAGCTGATCCACCTGTACTATAACCAGTTCCGCTGGCTTGACCAGTTGTTGTGAACGAAGTTGTAGTAGCGCCTAATGTAGCTGATGATGTATACAAAGCTAATTTGAATGCGTCACCATTAGTTGCAAAATTATGATTGCCGAGCAACAGCTCCTTTTTAAAGCTTGTTGTAAGTGTTGATGTTATTGCCATAATTATAGTTTCCTAATTAAATCAGCAGCTTCTTTTAAACCTGCTTTTTTTAATTCATTGTTTATTGTAATCCTATCAGATTTTATAGCGTTTTGCATATACTGTTCAATAACTTTTTGAATGTTATCTTGATACTCATTTACTTGTTTTTTTATGTTTTCAGGAGCATCTTCACTTACAGATACAATTTTTTTAATACATAAGTCAGACCAAAACTCTATTGGATGACCTCCTTCGCTGGTTGTATGTACCTCAATCATTCCTAATTCAGGCCCTGCCTTGTAGCTTATTACCATTTATTCGGTTCTCCTATTTGGTTTTTTTTAAGATGACTATCATGTTTATCAATCAATATAGGTTCTTTATGCATTTTTTTTATTTCTACATCACTTAATTTTTGCACCTGAACAGAATGTTCATTTTGTAAAACGACCAAAGGATCTGCAAGCCTATGATAGCCGTACAGTTTTTGTTCTGCGGGTACATCTGTATCTAATAAACCGCTGCTATGTGCTACTTCTATCTGCATTCCCTCTGAAATACATTTTGATAACCAAAATTCGCAACAAGCTCTGCCTGCTTCTGCAAAATGTAAGTTACCTTTGTAAGAAAAATCTACACCAAATAATTTTAAATTTGCTACTTCATTCCAATAAGCAAAAGCTATTGCATAAGCAACTGTATTGTTTAGGTAAAAACAACTTGTTTGCTCTACTATTTCTTTTATGGGATATTCAACTAAGCCAGGACAACGATCATCTAACTCACATGTATAGACTGGGCCTTCATGCTCAGTAAGAAGTTTAGACATGCTATCGGTTTGGCCGCCTGCATCATCAGTATCTAAGAATCTAGACGGTGGATCCATCATAAAAACTCTATCGTGATAAATAACAGATGCTACTGCATTTATGGCCCACACCTCATCAAAATGAGTACCGTGTGACTTTGCTAAATTATAGTCAAACCAACTTTTACCCATGCCAACAATAGCCACAGTCTTCCCTTTCAGGCTTTTAATTTTTTTCATTTACTCTCCTTTTTTTACGAAACAGAAGTTCGTAAAGAATCATAACGATATTCGTCTCTTCTTCCTCTTGCCTCTGCTTGATTTTTTAATCTTAAAATTTCTAGATTAAATCTGTTTTCATATAACTTCATTAAATCGGGATCTCCTTTCATAAAGGTATAGGCTTCAACAAGAGAGCCGTATAGTAATGCATTTTTTGCATGCTCAGAGATCCAAGTTCCAGTAGTATCTGTAACTAATGAATTAGGTTTATAAAGATAATGTAATTCTGTTATATAGTCTTGATCTGGGACCGGCGCTAAAATAAAAGTAGATTCTTTTGTACCAGTATTTAGATCTTTGTCAAAATCTCCATAATACAGAGGTCTGCCTCTAGAGGTTGAAGATGTAGGATTAGGCGCATATTCTTGCATAAAACTAGGATGTTTTTTATCTAAATAATAGTAAGCGCCTGTGCTGTCTATAACTGCAAGAGAAAAAGATAAGTTAAAATCATCTGGAGTAGTTAAAAATCTAGTGCCTTGCGTCATTAAACCTTTAACATTTTTTCTAAAATAATCAAACTGAACTAACTCAAATATTCTGTTTTCTGCTATTTGAATAAAATCATCAAGAGTAGCTACAAAAGTAGTTTCACTATTTTGCACATAGTTTTGTATTAAAGTTTTTAATTCTGCTAGTGTTGTTGGACTGCTCATGTTAAGTGTTTAATTGTCCACCCATACCTGAGTGATTAGTACAGTAATAATAAAGCGTAGGTGCGCCGCTTGCAACTTCTATCTGAGTGTAAGCTCCTGAAGATCCAGGAGTGCCGCTGGTAGTAACGCCTGTTGTATATTCAGATCCACCACCATGTGTTCCATTTGAGGTGGTAGAAAATCTTAAAGGATGACCAGAATTACTGCTATCTGATTGATCAAACTTATATGTTTGTCCTTCCGTTAAAGTTAAGGTAGCAGCCCTAGACCCATTAATATAAAAATAATTTGCTCCATAATAACTAGCAACTGTTACTGTATAAGTTGTAACAGAAGGGGAAGGTGTCGGAGATGGTGTAGGAGAGGGTGATGGCGCAGCTGAACCATCTGTAATAATTGAAACGCTACCTAGTGTTGATGTAACTTTATTAATATTAAAATTAGAAGGCAACGTAGAAGAATTCATAAAATCATCTTGATAGATATTAGAATTTGTAACTACAACAAAACCTTCTCCAGCTTCTGTATCATTATTTGGTCTTGGTTTGTATAAAGACTCAGGATCTGAAACGTGGGGTTCTGGTTCTAATTGTGGGTGTTTTGGTTCATAACAACTAGAACAAACTTTAAAACCTGTCCATTCTTGTTTGAGTTCGCTTAGTTTGTATTCAAAAGAACACCTATCACATAAACCTAAAGCAAATTTACCAAGAGCATAAGCCATTTTAATGCATCCTAATGCTTGGTCTTATTTTAAAAGATGCCCTATCTTCGTCTTGATCAGCAGCTCTTCTAAACTCTTCTTCGTATAATGCTTTTAATTGTGGTGTTAATTGTGGTGCTTTTTTTAAAGATAAATAGTAAGACAGCCCAGCAACAAAACAAGGATAAAACCTAAAAGGCATATCTATATTATTGGTTGCAGCATCTGCATCATCCATTCTTACAATTTTATTAAATACTAAAACATCAGTAGAATTTTCTGGCGCAGGCCATACTTTTAATATTGGAACTATTGATTTATCTAAAAAATACTGAGTTGGCCTAGCCTGTGTTTCTTTATTAGGTATGTTTAAATACTCAGATCTACCAACTCTGCTGATAGAAATGTCTGTTTGAACATTATTAACCGTTCTCCTAACCACTACATCTAGAATATCTATTATATTTGCGTTAAGTGTGTATTCGGTAGTACCTTGAGTAACGGTTTGTGTAGCTTGTTCTATTGTCCACTGGTTTAAACCTCTGTTAGCCCATTCTGCTAACATTAAATTTACACTTCTAACTGCTGTTTTTAAATCATATCCAGTTCTAAGCTCTAAACCGCATCGTTCGTAAGCTTCTTCTATAAACTCAGCTACATTTGGTTCAAAATCTGTACTGTTTGAAGTTGCCATTTATTTCTCATATAAATTGTTAAATGTAATTGATGGATCTAAATAACTTTCATGACCTTCAGCAGAATGCGCCCATTGTGACGGCTTAAAATCTGGAGGCCCTTCGCCTGTAACCCATAATGCAGGGCTTGTTGCCCTTACTCTGTTATTTGGCAAAGCAATCAAGTTACCTTTCCATTCACAATCCTCAGTTATATATAATACATGAGATTGTTTGTGTTGTGCAGGGTCATCTGCAATTTCATTATTTGTGTAATCAACTGTAAATAAATATTTAGCTGTATAAAACTCTGCTCCTATTTTTGCTATCCAAGGAGAAGAGCTTACTCTGTCCATTACAGCAACTGAATGATCTCTTGATTCACAGTCCCACGGTTGAACTAAGTGGTCCTCCATAGGTTTTGGGAAGTTTTCCATAGGAATATCAGCAACTAGCCCTTGTATAGGCATTCTGGCCCACATAGCGCCACCATGAATGTTGCCTTCATCCCAGTCATCACAATTAGCTTCTTCTCCAGTAAATACAACCTGGAAGCTTAAAGATCTATCTGGAATAGTGTTTACGGCTATTGCAAGCGCATGTATGTACTCATCTTGGTACTTTTCGTGATTATGAGTAAACTCTCTCCTAACCCAGCATTTAAAATGCGGGATGTTACTTATTAAATGCGGCACTAATTAACTTTGATCAGCTCTTCTTCTGTTTGCATTTCCCGCCATTATAGATCCACCTTTAGACTTCTTCATCATGCTTCCGCCTTTAGACTTCTTCATCATGCTTCCGCCTTTAGACTTCTTCATCATGCTGCTGTATTTTGTATTTTTCATTATTTTTTACCTTTTTTGGTTGTTTTTTTAGCCGTAGCTTTTTTGGCTGGAGCTTTCTTGGCTGGAGCTTTTTTCTTAGGCATATTTAGATATATACGATCTTCTGACACAGGCTCATCTGGTCTTACTTTTGCTTTTAATCTTGCAGCTTCTTTAGCTTTCATTTTATCTTTGGCCATAATTACCTCTAACTTATAGTTGTTACTTTCTTTTTATCATTCATGACAGCTCCACAACCTTTAGCTACAAAGCCACCCCTATTAAGTTTTACACGGTTTTGTTTTCTCATAGCTTTTTCAATAGCCATACCTCTGTTTTCTTCATAAGAGCTAAGTTCTTTATCTTTATTTAAATCAGCTTTTTTAGGGTTTTTTAGTTTTGTCATAATATTATTCTATCTTAATCTATCAGCCATAACAATTCCTTGACCACGGACTGAACCGCCTGCTGATAGTTTCTTTCTTGTTTTCTTTTTCCAACTAATTCTAGCTGGTCCTTTTTTCTTTTTAGCTGCTGAAGTACATTGTGCTTTGGTAGGCCTACAAGCTGGATAACCCTTTCTTTTCTCGCCTTTTTTTCTACCGCACGGCTTACCGGTTTTACAGTCTACCCATCCTGTACCGTCATTTTTAGAGAACCAATCTCTAAGTGTTTCTTTTTTGGCCATTACCTTAATCTGTTAGCCATAACTATTCCTTGGCCTCTTATTGCGCCACCGGTAGATTTTTTTACTCTTTTTTTGCTATTGCCGTAATTAGCTGCGCCAACTTTTCTGCATTGGACCAATCTACCGCTAGCATATGCACTAGGCCAAACTTTTGCGCTACGCTTTACTTTGTAATAACAAGCATCTTTTTTAGTTTTACTTTTCGCCATAATTTAACTCGTCTATATGGTAATTAAGAGTTAACTCTTCACCTTGTCCAATTTTTTTTGTTGTAAAAACATTATAAACCTTATAATCGTCCCAATCTAATTCTAAAACTAATTCACAATTAGAATTTTCATTATGATTTAAAAAACCTCCTATAGAGGTTCTTATAAATCCACAAATTACAGGCACTTTAATATGTGAAACACCTAAATTAAAATCTTGTTTTATATCTTCAGTAGCAAATAAACCAAGGCCTTCTATCTTACTTTTTAAAATAGTTATGCAGTCAGGCAAAGGTTTGTAATAAAACTTGTTATAAACAGGGTACATTTAACATTTCCATCTTCGTCTTGCTTGACGTATTCTTGAGTTTGGATTGTTTCTTGTTTTAGCTGAACTTTTCTTTAACTGACCAAGAGATCTAGCGCAATAAGACTTACGTCTTTTAGCTGCTTTACTACCTTTTTTTACTTTGCCAGTTACAGCAGTTTTTAACTTAGATCCAGGATTAGCTTTTCTATAAGCACGAACACCTTTTTTAGTCATACCAGCCCCACTTTTCGTGGGACGGTAATTAGCGCCTTTGCCTCTGGTGGTTCTTCTTATAGGCTTAGCTTTTTTTCTGGCTGTTGCCACTTTAAATTAAGCGTAATCTTTAATTAAAGTTAAAACTATAACGTACGAGTCACCGCTTCCAGCGCCTGTCGTAGTTAGTTTTATATCACCTGTTTTCCCACTTGCTGCTGCTGTATTTTGTATACCGCCAAAGCCTGTAAAGTCTTCGTCAGTTGTATAGTCTGCATTAAGATCCCAACAGATAGTATTAGTAGAAGCGTGCCACAAAAGTTTTACACTCATTCCAAAAGTAGAGTAAACAATTCTACCAAGCTTAACGCCTGTACAAGTTTGTCCATTAGAGCTGTTAGTGGCTAGGCCACTAACATCTACCTTTGTGACTGCACTTTCACCAGTACCATCAGAGGTGTTAGTAAGCTGTATGACAGCTATCCTATCACCATCTTGTATGGTTGTTGTTGTAACTGCATCTGCCATAATTTACCTCTATCTTTCTATCATTACATTAATGTAATCAACAGTCATAGTTTTTGCTACTGCTTCACCATTTTGAATACCAAAAGATATGGTTAATTCTTCATCATTTGGAAGGTTAGTATCTACAAGAACTAAAGGCTCTGCATTATTAACAGAGTAATGAACATTTGAAGTATTTGGGTCAATAAACCAACTTAAAGTGATAAATGTATCATTTGCCATAGTAGCGATACTTGAAGCTGTAGTAGCGGTATTGTCTTTCTCAACAGAAAGATCAACTGTTGCTGCTCCATCTGCACTAATGAAATAAACACCGTCTGTTACATCAAGAGGAGAGGTATCAGTTATGTGTAATCCCATCACGAAATCACTTTGAGTAGCATCACTTACTTTAAATCTGCTTGAAAAGAATGCTCTTTTTCCAGCAGCAAGTGTAAATGCTTCGCCTTTTAGCTGTAAGAAGTCTAGATCGTTATCTCCAGCTGCGTTGGTAAGCAATAAAGCTCCACCAGCGGATGAAGTAACTGCTTCTGTTGCACTACCTGTGCCAGCTTCAGTTGTAGTGATTGTCCAATCACCAGAGTTGTACGTCATAAAGTCATTAAAATAACCGTAGTACGTTTGATCCGATGGATATGGTTGAAACATCGGTAAGTCTTTTTTACTTTTACTAGCAACAGTATTACCTGCCCATAGTATTAGATTTTGAAAATGCGGATTAGCCATTATGAACTCCTATATTTGTATTAATGGAAACCTTGCGGTCCTCATCAAGCTAATTAACAAATTTTAGTTTAACTCTTGAATTATTTTAAAGCAAGGACAAAAAAAGGGGCCGTTAAGCCCCTTAGAAATTGTAGTTGAGTGATAAACGCTACAATAAACCGTTCGTTAAGCTCCTTGAGAACCGTAAACGGCTCTGAAGTTAGAATATCCGAATGAATATCTTTCTCTAGCTTTGTATCTCATGTTTCCAGTATCGAAATCACCTTCTAATGCAGTTTGCATTGGAGATCTTTCAAAATACTTAAATCCATCAGGACAGTCTGTTTTCAAGAAGAAAGCATCTGTATCTGTTAGATAATGATTTACAACATAGCCATCAGGAATCATACCTTGATTTCTGATTGAGTTAATGTCGTTGTCAGAAGTACCAACTCGCCCAGGAGTTTGTAATAATCTGTCAGCAACAAACTGCAACTGAGGTGGAACAATTAGCTTCATTCCTTTTAGTGCAATATTAAGACCTTTATCATCCGTAAATGTAGAGATATTAATTAATGCATCTT